CTCCTAATTTCGATACTCTTGAGCAGATAGTTAAGTCTGAAATCTCCCAAGAGATGGTTGCCAAGATTGTTTTGGACACATTAACTCAAGTTAAAGAGGCTCCATTTGAAGGAACTACTTTCGTTCAGGAGAAGGCCTTGAAGTTCTGTAAACAACAAGAACTTCAAAAGGCGATGGACAAAGCTCAAAAGATTATTACTCAAGGGGATTTCGAATCTTACGATAAGGTAGAAGGACTTGTAAGAGAGGCGTTACAGGTTGGGGAGATAGATAAAGGTCAAACGGATATCTTCGCTAATTTAGACACCGTACTTGATGAGGACTATCGTCACCCAATTCCAATGGGAATTAAGGGGATTGATAAATTACTTAAAGGTGGATTAGCTAAAGGTGAGATTGGAGTAATATTAGCACCAACCGGTGTTGGTAAGACAACTATCTTATCTAAAATTTCAAATACCGCGTTTAATCTTGGGTACAATGTTCTTCAAATATTTTTTGAGGATAATCCAAAGATTATTCAAAGAAAACACTTCACAATGTGGACTGGTATTGAACCGGATAATTTGGTTCAAAATAAAGAAGAGGTAATGAGTAAAATTACTGAAATTAAAGAGACAATGCAAAATCGATTGGTTTTGAAAAAGTTAGCATCGGACACGATGACTATGAGTCAAATTAAGAATCAGGTTAGAAAGATGATTGCGGATGGTGTTAAACTTGATATGGTTTTATTAGACTATATTGATTGTGTATTACCGGAATCAAGTAGTAAAGATGAATGGAAAGCTGAAGGGTCTGTAATGAGAGGGTTTGAGGCGATGTGTCATGAACTTGATTTAGTTGGTTGGACGGCAACACAAGGTAACAGAGCTTCAATTTCATCAGAAGTTGTAACTACAGACCAGATGGGTGGGTCAATTAAAAAGGCACAAGTTGGTCACGTAATTATTTCCGTGGCTAAAACATTACAACAAAAAGAAATGGGTCTTGCAACTATTGCGATTACTAAAAGTCGTTTAGGTCAGGATGGGGTTGTTTTTGAGAATTGTAAATTCAATAATGAATTACTTGAGATTGATACTGAAAGTTCAGTAACATTCTTAGGATTCGAGGAACAACAAGAAGATAGAAAAAGAGATAGGGTTAAAGAACTATTAGAAAAAAGAAAACAAAGAGAACAGAGTCAACAACAAATTTAATTTAAAACATGAAGGAAAAAATTTTAGAACCAAATAATGACAGATTTGTCATATTCCCTATCGAACATAATGATATATGGGAATTTTATAAACAACATCAAGCGGCGTTTTGGACCGCGGAAGAAGTGGATTTATCTAACGATATTAGAGATTGGGAAAATCTATCTGATAATGAGAGATACTTCCTTAAAAATATATTGGCGTTTTTTGCTGCGTCTGATGGTATTGTAAATGAGAACTTAGCCGAGAATTTCTTAAAAGAGGTTCAGTACGCTGAAGCGAAGTTCTTTTACGGATTCCAAATTATGATGGAGAACATCCACTCGTTAATGTATTCATTATTAATTGACACTTATGTGTCTGATGATAAAGAAAAAGACGAATGTTTCCACGCAATTGACCGATTACCGGCAGTTCAAAAGAAAGCTAAATGGGCTCTTGATTGGATTGAGAATGCTTCATTCCAAGAAAGATTAGTTGCATTCGCGGCAGTTGAAGGTATATTCTTCTCAGGTTCATTCTGTTCAATCTTTTGGATGAAATCAAGAGGAATTATGCAAGGATTATGTAATGCTAACTCATTAATCTTTAAAGATGAGAACTTACATTGTGATTTTGCTATTCATTTGATTAATAATCATGTTGAAAACAAACCAAGTGAGAAAAGAATTAAAGAAATATTATTATCTGCATTAGAGATTGAAAAAGAGTTTATTACAGAGTCTTTACCTGTATCTTTAATCGGTATGAATTCAAATTTGATGAAACAATATTTGGAATTTGTAACTGATGGGTTATTGGTTAAATTTGGTTGTAAAAAACATTTTAATGTTGACCAACCATTTAAATTTATGGAACAAATTGCTGTTGAAACAAAAGGTAACTTTTTTGAATCAAGAACTATGGAGTACCAAAAAGCTAAATTAGGTGAGTCGTTAACATTCACAGATGAGTTCTAATTAAAAACATATGATGTCATTAAAGATTAAAAAAAGAGGGGGAGATGAAGTTTCATTTAACCCTCAAAAAATTTACAATAGAGTTAAACGAGCGGCCAAAGGGTTAAATGTTAATTCAGACGAGATTTTTATTAAAGTAATTACTTCAGTACCAACTGAAGGGTTTATTACAACTAAAGAGTTAGATAAATTAGTATACGAAATCGCTGCGTCTTATACAGGTAGTCATCACGATTATTCAAGACTAGCGTCATCTGTTGCTATTTCAGCGTATCATAAAGAAACTGACGAAAGTTTTTGTAACACAATGCACACCTTACACGTTGATGGTATCATTAATGATAAGTTAATGGAAACTATTGAACTTTATGGTCCTGAAAATATTGATTCTGTAATAAACCACGAGAATGATTACAATTTTGATTATTTTGCGTGGAAATCATTACAAGAAATGTATTTGTTAAAAAATCCTGAAGGTAAAGTAATTGAAAGACCTCAACATATGTATATGAGAGTTGCTCTATGGGTTACTAAATCATTTGAACAAGCGGTTGAGTATTACCAATCATTGTCAAATCAACTTATTTCTCCTGCAACACCAATTATGATTAATGCGGGAACTAAGACACCTCAATTAGCATCTTGTGTATTGAAATACAATAACGGGGATTCAAGAGAAGGTTTATTACAAACATTCAATGATATTTCAACTTATTCATCTGATGCTGCGGGTATTGGATTATGTATGTCAAACATTCGTAGTAAAGAGAGTCGTATTAATTCATCAGGTGGATTTGCTGGTGGTTTACTAAAATACTTAAAAATTGTTAATGAAGGATTAAGGTTCTTTAATCAACAAGGAAGAAGACCGGGTAGTGCTGCTATCTACATTGAACCTTGGCATAAAGACATTATTGACTTACTTGAAATCAAAAAGAATACGGGGGCCGAAGAGTTGAGAGCAAAAGATTTATTTACTTCAATTTGGTTACCGGACAACTTTATGAATGCGGTTAAGAACAACGATGATTGGTATTTGTTCTGTCCTAATGATATTAAAAAGGCGGGAATTAAACCATTACAAGAAACTTATGGTGATGAGTATGAATCGAATTATAACAAAGCCGTTGAACTTGGTTTAGGTAAGAAAGTTAAAGCTCAAACAATTTGGAACAAAATTATTGAATCTCAAGTTGAAACGGGAGTTCCTTATTTATGTTCTAAGGATAGCGCTAATAGAAAAACAAATCATCAAAACATTGGGGTTATTAAACAATCTAACTTATGTAATGAGATTTACCAATATACTGATGAGAACACCACAGCAATCTGTACATTATCATCAATGGTATTAAAAAACTTTATCATTAAAGGTGAGTTTGATTTTAAATTACTTTACAGTGAAGTTAGAAAAGTTGTGAGAGCACTTAACAAAGTTGTTGATATTAATAGTTACTCAACTGAACAAGGTAGAAAAGGTGGTTTAGAACAAAGAGCAATTGCTATTGGAACACAAGGTCTTGCTGACGTATTCTTTTTAATGGATTATATCTTCACAACTGAAGAGGCAAAAAAACTTAATAAACAAATCTTTGAAACTATCTACTTCGCGGCAATCACCGAGAGTATGGAATTATGTAAATCAGGTGAATACAAACCATACGAATTTTTTAATGGTTCACCAATGTCAAAAGGAATTTTTCAATTTGATATGTGGGGATTAGATTATGAAGGATTAGGTAGAATGTGGGATTGGGATTCACTTAAATTAGAAGTGTCCAACCACGGGGTTTGTAACTCGTTATTCACGGCTCAGATGCCAGTTGCGTCTTCAGCTAAGATTACAGGTTCATTTGAAATGACAGAACCGGCTCACTCGGCTTTATTTAATCGTCGTGTGGTTGGAGGGGAAATCTTAATTGTTAACAAATACTTAATTAATGATTTTGAAAAAATTGGTATTTGGTCTGAAGATTTGAAAAATGAAATCATTATGAATGAAGGTTCGGTTCAAAACATTAACTTTAATAATTATCTTGACCAAGAAGACAAAAATTACAACAAGAAAGTTAAAAGAATTGAACATTTAATTCCAAAATACAAAACAATTTGGGAAATATCTCAAAGAGAACTTATTGATATGGCGGCTGACAGAGCACCATTTATTGACCAATCACAATCAATGAATATCTATATGTCAGAACCAACATTATCAAAAATTTCATCATCACACTTCCATTCATGGGGTAAAGGATTAAAAACTCTTTGTTATTATGTTAGGACTAAAGCAATATCAACCGGAGCAAAACACTTAGCGGTGGATATTTCGAAAGTTAATCAATCAACAGTTAAACAAGAGAAACCAAAAGTGAATCTTGTTGAACCTACAGTAAAACCAACAGATTCAGAATTTGAATGTTTTGGATGTGGTTCATAATAAAATTACCGATAATTATATTAATCCCGGCAATGTCGGGATTTTTTATTTTTAGGTATTTATAAGAAATAATCATAACACTATAATTATAGATATGGCAAACGGAACAACATATGGTATTAATTTTCCTTTTAGGGATTCGGTAAGAGGTGACTATCTACAACTTACAGAATTAGAATCACAAGAAATTAAGGCGGATTTAATTCACTTACTTTTGACTCGAAAAGGTTCAAGATATTATTTACCAACATTTGGGACAAGACTTTATGAGTTTTTATTTGAACCATTTGATGGGTTAACTTTTGACGCAATTGAATCTGATATTAGGGAAGCTGTTGGTACATTTATGCCGAATTTATTATTAAATCAAATTACTATATCACCGGCTGACCCTCAAGAAGAAGTTGATTTGGCTATGGGCACCGCAACGGTGGGAAGTAGTGAGTCATCTGTTTATCGGTTTCCGGGTAAAGGGACTTCAGAATATACCGCAAAAATAAAAATAGATTACTCAACCGATAAGAGTACTTTCGGACCGAGTGATTTCGTTATCATTAATATTTAATATTGTATGGCAAATCGTAATATATCATATACTACAAGAGATTATCAGGGAATAAGAACTGAGTTATTAAACTATGTAAGAACTTACTACCCTGAATTAATACAGGACTTCAACGACGCTTCTGTGTTCTCTGTGTTCTTAGACTTGAACGCTGCGGTTGCGGATAACTTACACTACCATATAGATAGAAGTATTCAAGAGACCGTTTTACAATATGCTCAACAAAGGTCGTCTATCTATAATATCGCAAGAACTTATGGTTTAAAATTACCGGGACAAAGACCATCGGTGTCTTTGGTTGATTTTTCAATAACGGTTCCTGCGTTTGGGGACAAAGAAGATGAAAGATATTTAGGGGTGTTAACAAGAGGGTCTCAAGTAGTTGGTGCGGGTATTGTGTTTGAAAACATTTATGATGTTGATTTTACTTCACCATATAATGCACAAGGATTCCCTAATAGATTAAAAATACCTAACTTCAATGCCAATAATGTCTTAATTAACTATACAATCACTAAAAGAGAATTAGTTGTTAATGGTATTACCAAAGTATTCAAAAGAGTTATTACTCCAAATGATGTTAAACCATTCTTTGAATTATTCTTACCTGAAAAAAATGTGTTAGGTATTACAAGTGTATTACTGAAAAGTGGTACCGAATATACCAATGTTCCATCTACTGCGGAATTTTTAGGGGCATCTAATAAATGGTATGAGGTTGACGCACTTGCGGAAGACCGAGTATTCATCGAAGACCCAACAAAAGTATCAGACCAACCGGGTATTAAGGTTGGAAAGTATATCCAAACATCTAATAGATTTATAACGGAATATACCCCAGAAGGATTTAAAAAAATGACATTTGGTGGTGGTACAAATACCGCTCAAGATTCATTAGACCAATTTACAACAGTTGGTGCAACAATTGATTTACAAAGATATTCAAACAATTTCTCATTAGGGTCTGCGTTAACTCCTAACTCAACACTATTCATTCAATATCGAGTTGGTGGTGGATTGGCAACAAATTTAGGGACAAATGTTATTAATCAAATTGGTACTGTAAACTTCTTTGTAAACGGACCATCTGAAACAACAAACTCATCCGTGGTTAATTCATTAAGATGTAACAACGTGACTGCAGCTATTGGGGGTTCTGGAGTACCGTCATTAGAAGAGATTAGAAACTATGTATCGTTTAACTTCTCGGCTCAAAAAAGAGCGGTTACGGTTCAAGATTATGAATCAATTATTAGAAATATGCCGGCTGAGTTTGGAGCACCTGCGAAAGTTTCAATTACGGAAAATAATAATAAGATATTAATTCAATTATTATCTTATGATACATCAGGAAAATTAACAAGTATTGTGTCGGATACTTTAAGACAGAATGTTGCAAATTATCTATCAAACTATAGAATGATGAATGATTATATTTCAATATTAACGGCTGAAGTAATTGACTTGAGTATTGATGTTCAGATTGTTTTAGATTCTGCTCAAAATTCAGGACAAGTTATTTCGGATGTTGTTGACAGAATTTCAACTTACTTCAATCCTCAAACAAGAGAGTTAGGTCAAAATGTTTATTTATCTGAATTAAAAAGTATTGTTCAGAATCAAAATGGTGTATTAACCGTTGCGGGATTAAACGTTTATAATAATGTTGGAGGTCAATATTCATCTGCCGAAACATCTATGGAATATTCGGATGCTGAAACTAAAGAAATTGCAACTGTTGATGATACAATTTTTGCACAACCATCCCAAGTGTACCAAGTTAGATATCCTAACAAAGATATTAGAGTGTCTGTTAAAAATTTCCAATCAGTTACCTTCTCTTAACAGGTTTATTTCTGGCTTAACTAGTTTATAATTAAATATGGTGTGTGTTAATTTGAAAAATCACACATAAACTATTTATAAATTAAAGGAATTGAATGGGTCAGTCATATAGAATTAGAACCGAATTAGGTATTAACAAAACAATTAATGTTCAGTTAGACCAAGATTTTGAGTTCTTAGAAATCTTATCGTTAAAAATACAACAAACTGACGTTTATAGTAGAAGTTGTTCAGAATACGGTGTTGTTGTTGGAAGGGTTACTGCAAATAATGGTTTTGGTATTCCAAATGCCCGAGTATCAGTGTTTATCCCAATATCATCGGTTGATGAATCTAATCCACTGATATCAAGTATCTACCCTTATAAATCTCCAACTGATAAAAATGAAGATGGTTTTAGGTATAATCTTTTACCTTATGAAAAGTCATATTCTGCTCACGCAGCAACAGGTACTTTACCTACAAGAGATGATGCGTTAACCGATGGAATTGCGGTTGAAATTTACGACAAATACTACAAATACACAACAAAAACAAACGAGAGTGGTGACTATATGATAATGGGGGTTCCATTAGGGTCGCAAACTTTAGTAATGGATGTTGACTTATCAGATATTGGGGAATTTTCTTTAACTCCTCAGGATTTAATTAGAATGGGATTAGCAACTGAAGGTCAAGTTGCCGGTAACCGTTTTAAAACCTCAAATGATTTATCGTCATTACCACAAATTGTAAGTTTAACAAGAACTTTATCGGTTGCGCCATTATGGGGTGACCCTGAAATATGCCAAATTGCGGTTAACCGTGTTGACTTTGACCTTAGAGATGATGCCAATATAGACATACAACCAACTTCGGTATTCATGGGGTCTATTTACTCAACTGCTGATTCACAGAGACTTAGACGAAATGCCAAGCCAAAGGACGATATGGGTAATTTATGTGAATTGGCTGCGGGTCCCGGGTCTATTTTAGCAATACGACAAACAATTAATTATGATGCAGACGGTAATCCAATACTTGAACTATTCCAATTAGAAAAGTCAGGTAATATTATTGATGGTAATGGGGTTTGGTTAACCGAATTACCAATGAATTTGGATTATTTTATTACCAATGAATTTGGTGAAAAAGTAATTTCAAATGACCCTGCAGTAGGTATTCCAACTAAAGGAAAATATAGATTTAAAGTTAAGTGGTCTCAGTCTCCTAGTTTGTCAGAACAAACAAGACGTGCTTATTTCTTAGTTCCAAATGTCAAAGAATATGGGTGGTCATCGGATAATGGTGACCCTACTAGTTCAAACGCTAGTGCTCAAAATAAACAGAGACAAAAAAGTTCATATTATTTTGGACTTGATTGGTCAGGATATACAGAAGGGTTTTCTACTGTAGAGTTGAAAAACAATATTTTAAATCAAAAAATAAATTGTGAGGATACTTTTTATCAGTTTGAGTTTAATAAAGTTTATACTGTCTCAGGTTTTATTGATGAATTTAAAAATGGTGCTAAAGGTAGATTTATTGGTATTAAAGAAATTGATAGTAATGAATGTGCTTCCACTATTAATAAATTCCCGGTTAATGAAGGATTTAGAAATTTTGATTTATTCTTTTTTATATTTTCAATAATATTACAAGTAATACAATTAATTGGGTTACCTGTTTTGATAATTTATCATTTTTTAGCCTTTTTATGGAATAATTTTGCGGTTATACTTGTTGCTTATCTTATTGTAAATTTTACGGCAAACGCAACTAATTATTGGTCGTTATTTGGAGGAGCGGTTGCCGGTACCGCTGCGTTTGGTGCAACTGCGGGTTTGATTGCCGGGTTTTTTGCAATGGCTTTATTGTATACTTTAGCAGCGGCGTTTTTAATTTTTAAGTTTAAACAAATTACTAGTTATAAATTTGGTAGAATTAAATTACCAATGATAACTTATCCTGATTGTCAGTCTTGTGAGTGTGTTCCAGAAAGTACTGAACCGGGTGGAGAGGATGCAACGGAAGAATCTAGTCCATCTCCTGGGTTAATATCTCAATTGTCACAACCTGGTTTATATTCTGCTGGTTTAGAGGCTAATAGTCTTTCAATACCAAATCGTACTTGGCCCGGTATTGGTCCTGATAATGAAGATTATGATTCATATTTTCAGTTGGAATCAAATATGCAAGCTGAGGCGATTTCTGGTCGGTCAGTTAAACCAAAAAATCCAACAATTTTTAAAACTAATAATTCGGGTGTTTACACATTTCCTGATGGAGGGGGTAATACATCACAAGGAACAACAATACCTCCTGGTGAAAGGGTTAATATTTATAATACTCGAAAGAAATTTTTTGATAATGTAAATAAAATTAAAGTTACTTTTTCATTAGCAACAAACGGTACAAGAAGTCATTTTGATAATACATTAACAGTATTATCTACTACGGATTTAACTCCGGGTACATTATTATCATTTGTTGACCCATTAAAAACTAAAGATAAAAATTATTTATATTCTGCAACCACAGCATCGGGAGGTTATATTGTTAATGGTATTAATGGTATCCTTAAGACAAGTGCTTTTACTGCTAATGTTCGTTATGCTCTTACTCAAACTTCCGATACGGTTGTTACTTATGATATTCCCGCATATCCGGCTGAATGTGTGAGTAGTATGGTTATTTCAATAACCGAACCGGGAACTGTGACTTATAGAACTTGTCCGGGTTCTAAAGTGACTTTATTATTTACAGGTCAAACATCAGGTACTACTAATCCTGAGGGAATTATTAGTCCTGAATTTCCGTTAGTTACAGGTATTACAAATGTTGATTGTATTGATTTAACAAATACAGGTGGTACCGCGGAGTATTCTGCGGTAACTTATGGTGTGGGTTGTCAAAATTATATTTATCCATCGGATATTGAATATTATCAGGTATTGACCGCTATTACTATTACTAAAACAATTGTTAATGGAGAACCACAATATTCATTTCCGGGTGATAATCAAACTGGTTCAAGTTTTTGGAATACGTTAAATGCTGAAAATAAATTAATTACTTTTTATCAAAGTAGTTTTGAGGGTAATTATCTTCCTCTTACTTATCCAAATTATAGACCTATCCCTAGGTCCGTAAATAACCCATTGTCATTGGCTACTTATACATTACCAACTTCAAGTTTTGAAGATTATGAAAATCAAAAAGTTCTTATTTTACAAAGAGGGGTTGACCCTTATTCTCCGTTAATGATGAATAAATATGGTATTGGACGTATATTAGGATATCCAAATGAAGATGCGGTGACTTTTACCGCGATGACAAGAATGAATATTCCAATACAAGCTCTTCCACCAACGACTAATGGTATTTCGGTTCAAAATCATGGTAATCAAAATAATATATGTTATTCATCTTATTTTTATACACCGGGAATTCCGGGACAAACAAGTCCGGGGCTTAATTATTCTGCGTATACAACTCCTAATTTTGGGTTTTATGGAGCGTTGGACTCATCGTTAAACCCAATACCTCAAGTTAGTACACCAGCATTAGCTCCATCAATAAATCCGTTAGTTTCGACAAACTATATTCAACAACCTTTTTTACCGTTAGGGGCACCACCATTAAGAGGTGTTACTTCAAAAACAAATAATCGTTTCTACTCTTCGAGCATTTCTAATAGTTTTTATGATGGTTCTGAAGATTTATCCGGAGGGGCTATTATAGCGTCCTTTGGGCCATATGTTGTTAACAGTTTTCTTTCTTGGCGATTTGATGAGTGGTATTTCCGGGGTTTACCTCAAACAACATACTTTAGTCCTATATTATATCCAAGATATACAGGTACATCTGAAGTTAATATGACTAGCTCATCTCAAATTATTATGAGAACTGATAGATTACCATCTTCTGATTATATTGATAATGCGGAAATTTTAACAGGTAGTGTTAGTTTATTACAACAAAACCTAGGATTTGCTGTTTATCCTATTGGAGGGGGTGGTCAATTATTTAATAATCCATCAATTTCGTTAGGTGCTGATTTAGTAACTGCGGATATTGAAGGACAAATTGGGGCAACTAACGTATTAAATACTTTAGGTACTTGTGAAGAGATGGTTGGATTGGATTGTTATCAAGGAAACGGTGTGAACTTTGGTGTAAAACCGGGATGTCAAGCTGGTGACGTTGTTGAAAATGGTTGTTACATAATGGTTAATAAACCACTAATTGATTTGGGACAAGATTTAGGGACATTCGCAGAATGGGGATTCAGGTTTAGATTCTTCTATGGTTTATGTCGAGGAGTATTATCACAATCATTTATGAATAATTGGGTTAACGGTAGTTTATATGCATTTCCAATACAAGTTGATACCTATTTTAATAAATTAAATCAACCTGAAGCACCAAGATTTGCTAATGAGGTAGTATATTTTGAAAAAGATACTAATAATTTTTATTATAGAAGTTCTCCGTATAGAATAACTGATAGTACTTCAGGATTAGGTAGATTTATTGGGAGACCGGTATCAGGTTTAAGAAACCCTGTAAATAGAAGAAATTTATTATTCCCAACAACAATTATTAATTTAGGTATAAAAGATGATTTTTACCAAGAAATAATTTTTGACCCATCGGCAAAAGGGTACATAATGAAAAGTTTAGCACCTACAAGTTATTCGGATACATCAGATTTAGTTAATTTATTTGTTATTTCAAGAATTACAGATGAGGGATTTTTAGGGCAAATTATTGCGTTAGGTGATAATTCATTGCAACAGTTATTTACTCGAGATGGTAGTTCAAGAAGAATTGATGCGGACTTAGCACAATCAATGTCGATTAATTCTGAATATGGGGTAATACCATTTTCACCTGAGTTTTATCAAGTTACGGGTTCTGTTGATGACCCAGTACAGATATTAGCGGGGTCTAGTGACCCAACAATGGCGGTATTTTTCTCATCAACGACTCAAGATTTACAAAACAAAGATTTCTTAACCCCAGGTGTTATTGATTTTAGACCATCAAATAACGCAAACGCGATAACATATCCTTATGGTATTAAATCTCAAGAAGTTCCATATTACCAATGGAGGATAAATGACACTCCTAATGCGGGTGTTTTTGGTGACCAAGGAAATAATTGGGCAACAAATACAAGTGACATTTTTTCAAGAAAATATCAGTCTCTTGATAGGAGAGCAATTATTAATCCAAGTTATATGATTCCATCAATTTACAGTATCAGCGACCTATTTGCTCGTGGATATTTATTTAATGGGACTGCAACAAATGTTGTTGACTTTAGTTATGTTGCTGATGCGGGTAATTGGGATGTTCCAACTCAAAAATATTTGGTTGGTGCCCCAAATCATTTCTATTTTGGGTTAATAAAAGGTGAGACAGCTTTAGATAAATTTAAAGAACTATATTCGATAGATGAATAATTACACAATAATACCAAGTAACCTTAAATATAAAGGGGCTCCTTCTGTTGATGAAAAAGTTTCAATATCTTTAGACCAAACAAGTCATGAGATAACGGAATACGATAGAAGTGCCACAATAAGTCTTGCTCAAGTTTATGATGACGAGAGGCAAGGTTGTACTGTTTTTAGACCAACTTTTAAGGTTAAGTATTTGTATGACAACACTTATACGGGAACCACAACATTTTTACCTTTCCAATATAATTTGTATTATGTAAACCCTGAACAATCATTTGTCAGTGGAACTTGGAAGGGGTTTCCACAGTATTATGAGTTTGATTTTTTTAGACCAATTGTGGATAATCAACATTTTCCTTATAAATCAAAAAGTGCTTACACATATAATTGGATGTATTATTTAACATATCCTCATGTTAATAACTATAAAAAGAAGTTGGTTTATTATTCTGATTTACCTAATGGGGATATGGATTGGTTAGCTGAAGAAGGTATTCCATTTATTATTGAAAATATTGAAATTAATGGTAATGGTCTAATATCTTTTAAATGTATTGGGTCTCATGGATTAACACCGAATGAGTACGTTGAATTATCTTTAACATATAGGAATTCAAACATATTCCAAGTGTACTCATTGGGTAACGGGTTATTTGATAGTGATGAGTATGTATTTAATGTTTTAGATATTGGATATACCGGTACGACGTTTGGTGATAATGTTATGGGTACTTTTAAAAGAGTAATTAATCCTGATAATTTAACAGAAACCAAATCAAAATATTATGTTAGAGAACATAAAGTAATTACTAATTTAGATGACATTATTGTTACTAAAATTGGTTTTGAAAAAAATGTATTTAGAGAAGATAAACAATTTGAATATAGTTCAATAACACCTAATCAAATTTCAAGAATCTCTCAAAAAACAAGTAGTAACGCTTATAATATGACATCGGCGTATGATTTAGATTTTGCGGGATATTTGGATAATCAAAAACGACCATTAAGTGAGATTTTCTTAACTATTGTTAACAAAGGATAT